AAGAGCCTACAGTAGAAGCTTGCTTTATCAACTGGGAGACAGGACAGAAGGAATGTAGCTAAGCAGTAACGAAAAAGCCCCTAGGTATCTTAATGACGCCTAGGGGCTTTTTGTTGCCTATGGTTTACATGGCTGGTACTTCCTCTTCCGAGGTGTCAGCAGGCGTATTCAAGTAATGAATTAAGACCGCCCTGTCTGCTTTGTAAAGGTTAAGCTTGATGGGATCAGTAGTCTTCGCCATGACCTTACTAAGCGCCGTAAGAGAAGCGCCTGCGTAGCTCCGTATAGCTGGTGACCTCAGAGTATTGATAGCTAAAGCACCACTACCTGCAACCGCAAGAGAGGTAGCTACCATAGGCATCCAAGGTTGAGCAGCTAGACCACCCAGTAAGAGCACGTTACCTGCGATACTTGCAGGGGTCTTAGGGATTGTTATGCCTGTCTTGTCCCTTACTATATTCTGTACCTTACCAAAGACACCTAACAGCTCAGTAGCCGCCCTAGGCTCCATTACGTTAAGGTTCTGATACAGCCTGCTCTGGCGTGTCAACAAGCCTTGAGAAGCCCTATCAGGTATCATAGCCGCGACTTCCTTATTCAAGACACCTCTGGCTAGCTTAACAATCTGGGAACGGGAGTTAACTAGACCACCCTCTATATCAGCAGGTTTCCACTCCTTAATGAACGTGTCAAAGTCTTTACGAACCTGTAGTAGTCCAGCGGTAGTACCGTCAGAGCGTTGGATAAGATCTTTAAGATGCGACATAAGGGGAGTCACTTGACTTTGTGCACCATTAATAGCCTGCCAGCCATTAGATAATACTAAGCCTTCCACATCGGAATCTAGCTTATCCATCACAAACTTCCTAATGATCTTAGGGTTGCCAGCCGCGTAGATGTTCTCAATGACCCTATCGTTCAACGTGTTGATCTGCTCGTAAACCTTATCTACGTTGTAACCTACAGGTGATAAAGGATCTAGTTGAGGAACTTTCTTAAGCTCTAGTAGACGTTCAGCCTCTATCTTAGTAGGAGTCCATGTAATTACACCACTCTTGGACGTAGTACTTGTGCCCCTATCACTCTTGTACATATCCTTACGGTCAGGCATCATCATCTTAAAGATACCCTCGTCCCTCTTGCTTCTCTTGCCTTGAGCACCAAAGATTGACAACTCCTTGCCTCTCAGTGCAACAGCGGTAGATGGGGGCTTCTTACCTTTAAACGCAGCTATGTTAGCGATGGACGATAGTTGACGAGCATTACGTGGGTTTAGATCTAGAAACTCTTTAGCATCTTCCCAGCCACCTTCTAGTGCTGCTGTGAAACCCTTCCAAGCTTCTGATTGTCCTATGTCAAACACCACTCCTTTGACAGCCTCAACTGTGGGCTTTTCTATAGCGTCTGGGGTCACGTTACCGATAACCTCTAGAGCAGCATTACCATACTCCATCAAGGCACCACCAGCAGCAGGAGCAACCGCTTCGCCTGCCATAAACAATGCAGCCTCTTCAGGAGACCGTGGTGCTGTAGTACCATCATCAGTCATGTACTGGTTCATAGCAGAAGCAGCCATGAGCGGTATACGATCCTGTGTTGGTACTGACTGACGCTCAGCCTCTATGCTTGCTATCTTGTTACCCATCTGATCAACAGCGCCCTGTACACCTTCATACAGACCATCTCTAATGTCGTCCATAGGTGTCATACTAGGCGTGTGCTCTACAAAGGCGGCACGATCCTCAGCGACCTGAGCCTCTTCAGCAGCCGCTTGTTTCATTTCAGCGTGTTGCTTCAAGGCTATTTTGGATATTGCAGCCACTAGAGCTTCATTACCAGCCGCGTGGGCCTTAGCTGCCATTTCCTTAAGTTCGGCTATCGTCTTACTATATTGTTTAGCCATTAGTTGATATCCTCAAGGGCGTTAACCATGTTATATAGTTCTGTAGCTGTTTCCTTGCCTGTCAGAACCTGATCAGAGCCTACTACTTTGTTACCTTCACTCTTAGCTTCTTCCATCTCGGCTGCTGTAGGTAACACAAGTAAGTTATTCTCTTCCCACTCTTTAACGTACTCCTTCATCTCATAGCGTTTCAGGAGCTTGTTGTCCTTACGTGCTGCGGCATACTTAGTGTTGATGAAGTCGCTACGTGCTTGCTCCCAACGCTCGGCCTTAACGGCTGTTTCAAGCAGAAGTCTGTTACCTGCGACAGTTTTGTCTAGGCCGATACTTGCCTTAGCAAATGCTACCATCTCTTGCTGACTGATAGCACCTTTAGTCTCAGCTACACGATCCAACACGGAGTCCATGATGTTCGCTCTAAACTGCTCTACGTTACCAGCGTCAATCACAAGATCCTTTCCTGCAAGACCTGAGGCAATTGCCAGCTTACGTACAGCTTGGAAAGTACCTGCACCTACACCAGTGTACATACCAGCATCTAACATTGCTAGAGACTGTTGATAACTAGCTATGATCTTACCCGACTTGTCTGTAGCGTCATTGGCAGTGGTTAAGTAGTTAGAGATATTCAAAGCATCTTGCGCTGCTGTCTTAGTTATGTTAGGATCCATCTCCATACTTAAGGCAGACTTTAGGTTGTTTATCCGTTTAGCTCCTTCCTCTGCTGTGATACCACCGCTCTCAGGAGGTAGCGCCATTAACGCTGTGATCTTCTGATTACGTTCTGTAAAGGTAGCCAGCTTCTTCTGAGAAACAGTTGCGCCACTATCCTCACCAATATAGATAGCATCGTTTGGCATAGGTAGAGGCTTACCATCAGGGCCGTAAACAAACCGCGCTGACCCTTGTACGTAACCAGCAACTAGCTTATTATCAGCAAGCCTGTAAGTACCTTGCTTTACTATCTTATCAGCATTCTCAGGAGAGGCTATCTTAAGTGCTAGCTTGATAGCGTCAGGGTTACCACGCTCTACCTGTTCAGCCAGTACAGCATTCTTCTCACGAATACCATCAGCAAGCTCTAGGTTAGCCTCAGTGTCCAAGCTAGCCTGTAGTGCTGTTTCTCGCTCCAGTTTCTCCTTAGCTTCAAGGGCTATGGCACTCTTCTTTACCTCCGCAGCCTTCTGGAAGTAACCAGCGGCATTGAGGTTAATGGCTAGCTCGTTCTGCTGAGCTGCTGTGCCTGAGGACATTGAACCATACTGCTTTTGCATGGCTACTTGCTCGTCTTCCGCAGCCTGTAGTTTCTCCATGCGTTCATCAGTGCCTTCTACTTTACCAGCTAAGGCACGACCGAACAAAGAACCTACCATACTGATTGCTTGTGCTTTAGCAGGGTCACGAGCCCCCTGAGAGGCTTGTTGCATTAGTTGCTGTTGTAAGTCAGATGACCGCTTGTTTCGTTGATCCAGTAGATCTTGAACACCTGTATTACTTGTGAATAAACCGCCCATATTGTAAACCTCTTATCCTAATATTTTAGACAACCAACCACTACCTGTGTCAGTGCCAAAGAAGCCACTGGCGATACCTGTGATTCCTGTTAACCACGGATCTGGTTGATAGTTGTTTCTATTTACTGTAGACTGACCAATCATACGTGATATGTCATTCTGTTCCTTACCTAGGGCATAGTTCTGATCTACAGTCTTATTCTGTAAGCCGAAGTTCTGTTGGTTGATACCGTAGTCCTGTAGCTGCTGCTGACGAGCCAAACCGTAGTTCTGCTGATTGAAACCATAATCCTGCATCTGCTGCTGTTGGGCAAGGTCATTACGCTGCTGAGAGATACCGTAGTCTTGCATCTGCTGTTGACGCTGTAGACCATAGTTCTGATCTTGAGCTGACTGACGCTGATTGAAGTCCTGTGCTTGTCCTCTAGCCGCTAAGCTGTAGTTCTGCTGATTCAAGCCGTAACTCTGGTCTTGTCCTTGCTGAGCTAAACCGAACTGAGCTTGGTTCAAACCATAGTCTTGCGCTTGGCCCTGCTGTGCTAAACCGAAGTTCTGCTGAGCTAAACCGAAGTTCTGAGCTTGCTGCTGTGCTGCCATCTGCTGTTGAGCCATTGACTGCTCAAGTGAAGCACCTTGCATACCAGCTTGAAGCATACCTTGACCAGCACCCATCATGTTACCGAACTGCTGCTGTTGTGCGTTCTGGTTAGCTCCGAACTGATTCAAGTCCATACCTGCACGTTGCATTCCTTCACCAAAGGCATCCTGAGATGACTGTGCGGCTAGTTGCGCCATTGCTTGTGACTGAGCTTGATTCATTCCAAAGGCATCTGGTTGTACCATGCCTGCACCAGCACCTACTCCTTCACCTGACAAACGTAGACCTAAGCGACCTGAGCCAAACATACTTTCCTGAGCTTGTGCACGTTGCTGTGCAAACTGAGGTTCCAGTAGAGCACTACGTTGTGTCATCAACTCTTGAGCACGATCATTGGTGTTGAAGCTTGTGTCTAACTGGTCAGGAGCGTTCTGTGACTGTGCACCTGCTGCGCCTAGTAGACCTGTACCTTCACCAACTAAGCTGCTAAGGCCTGAGTAAGGTTCAGCTAGAGAGGTAGTCATACCGTCTGCATCAGAGGTTGAAGTACCAGTGCCTGAACGGAAGGTCACAGGTTTGAATGTACCAGAATTAGGGTTGCCTGTAGGGATCGCCGCGCCTTGAGGGGTTGCTACTGCATCACCTTGGCTTGCTGCAAATAAGGAAGGTACATCTACAGGAGAAGACGTAGGAGCCTCAGGAGCATAAGCCTGTGGTGCCCAAGATGGTGCTCCTGTCTCTCCACCGCGTGTAGGTGCCCATGCTGGCGCTTCACCGCCTACAGGCATTGGTTGTGGTGCCCAAGATGGAGGCTCTACAGGTAAAGGTGTACTAGGTACTCCCACGTTGCCGCCTAGGACTGGATTAGGCGCTAACATACCACCGCCACCTTGCTGTGCTGCTACGCTCTCAGGGCCCATACTACGAGCCATTGGAGGGAGACCTGCTGCCTGACGTTGTACATCATTCATAGCGTGAGGTAATTGGTTAGCCATTTGATATGACCTAGCTGCCTGCACACGCTGCTGTGGAGACATATTAGCTATCTCTATAGGGGTGTGTGCGTCATAACGTGCTTTAGCTGCATCATTCATGCCGTACTTCGTTTGATCCCAGAAGGAAGTACCTATACTTTTAGCGGCAGCGGCTACAGGGTTTGCAGCAGCACTTAACCAACCTAACTTGGAGTCAGGTGCTTTAGGTGTAAAATTCTGTGTGTCTATCTTATTCTGAACGCTGACCTGCTTTCTTGTTTGACTCTTAGCGCCTGCTGTAGGCCCTTTAAGACCTGAGAACTTCTTGGCGTCTTTCACTGTTCCATTAGGTGGTGGCATTATGCTGTCCTCTTTGCTGCTGGAAGGAATGTAATTGTATATGACATATATTATATCTCTGTTGGAACCTAAGGTGCCTAAGTATACTTAAGACACTTTAGTATGTTCTTTAATAATTCATAAAGTAATTTCCTTTGTTCTTAGGTATATTATACCAGAACTAGGGAGGGGTGTCAAGCTCTTTCGACAATTACTTTAAGATATTGTAAAGTTACTAGGGTTGTGGTAGGTAACGCCTGATGCGCCTCCTGCTCCTCTTGACGATTCGATGACATGACCGCCGCCACTATGGGCACCTACTACAGCGCCACCTAATGAGCCTGCCGCACCTACAGTGCCGCCTGCACCACCCGTACCTCCGCCTGTAGTGCCATCAAAGCCACCTCCGCCTCCTGAACCTTGGGAAGTCAAAGTAGCTGTAGCTCCATTAGAACCAGAGTGTGTCGTGGAGCCTCCATTGCCTCCAGAGCCATAAGGACGACCTCCGCCACCTCCGCCACCACCTGAGTAAGCAGTACCTACGTGCACAGCACCAGCAGCACCACCGCCACCTCCGCCTCCTCCAGCTAAAGTACCATTATTGATCATAGTTATGTTAGATTCAACGTGGACTGCTATACCGCCTGAAGTACCATTAGTGGCATTAGCTATTGCGTTGTAAGAGTAACCGAAACCACCGTTACCTCCGTTGCCTCCTCGACCTAAGATAACACCATTGTTTTCTATGGTCAACTTAGCCACATGACTTGTGCCTGTCTTTAAAGCGTAAGTGCTTGTGGATGAAGCAACCAGTGAAGCACCCGAAGGGATGACAACACGAACATCGTGATACCTATCCAGACCAAGTGCATCTAAGTCAACGCTTGTGTGCACTCCATTCGCAAAGGTATATACCGATTCATATTCATATGTCTGCTGCCAAGTACTTCCTACCTTGCCGTATGCTTTCTTAACTTTAGTCCATGTACCACCTACGTTAACGTGAGGTACTGGGTCTACCCAACTGCCACCTACTTTAGTTTTAATATTCAAACCAGATGTCTCCGTTAGCTCCTCCAGTTGGAGCATCAGTGTCTACGTAGATTGTACGACCAGTAGCTAAGGTGCCATTAACATTAACACCATTGACTCCCAAGGTGGGACTAGCAGCCATTACGTAAGCTGTGGTAGCTAAACGTGTACTGTTGTTGCCTACAGACTGCGTAGGGGCCGTAGGGGTGCCTGTAAGGGCAGGAGAGGCCGTAGGAGCCTTTGTTCCAATACTGGTAGTAATAGTAGTAGCGAAGCTAGGATCATCTCCTAGGGCCGCTGCAAGCTCGTTAAGGGTGTTCAACGTAGCAGGGGAAGAATCTATCAAGCTACTCACCGCAGTACTAACGAAGTCTGTAGTAGCAATAAGGGTACTAGAGTTACCTGCTGTTGGTGTAGGCGCTGTTGGTGACCCTGTAAGCGCAGGAGAGGCTAGAGGAGCCTTAGTGGCTATAGCAGTGTTAGCAGTTGTGATGTCAGTTTCGTTAGTTGCTGCACTTGAGGTCACGGAAGCAACACCAGCGGCTATAGCAGCCTGTGTGAAGGCCGTAGTAGCTAAACGAGTACTTGTGTCACTAGTTGACTGTGTAGGCGCTGTAGGGGCTCCTGTGAGGGCTGGTGAGGCTATAGGGGCCTTAGTGGCTACCACGGCATCAGTAGCTACAATGGAAGCTTCCGTAGCATCTATCGCAATACCATTAGCTAAAGCACTAGCGACAACAGAGGAAACACCAGCGACTATAGCAGCCTGTGTGAAGGACGTAGTGGCAATCTGAGTACTACTGCTTGCTGCGGTAGCTGTAGGGGCTACAGGTGTGCCTGTGAGAGAAGGGCTACTGGAGTCAGCTTTTGAGTTGACAGCAGAGGCAATAGCTGTGTACTCATCATCAATCTCAGTACCACTTACGGTCTTAAGGGGGTTACCTGTAGTCAGGGCATCCTTCGATGCGAAGTTTGTTGCTTTGATGTAATTAGACATAGTTAAAGTACCTTACCTTGTTTGGCATAGATTGATATTTTCTGAAGTGACATTGCAGTGCCATTGATGTCAGTAGTGAAACCTATCTGAATAATGTTACCTGCTCCTTGTGTTGGTGCTGATTGTTCGTTAACTAATACTGCGCCTGCATACTCAGAGGCACCATACTCAGCTACGCCATACTCAAAGACAGTACCTGCGGTTAGCATGAAGGTCTGTGAGAAGTAAATAGGGCTATACTCATAACCAACCTTAAGTGCAAAGGTCTGGCCTGTGGCTCCTACCGTAGTGGCTGATAGCTTCTTAACGATCTTGTTGATGTTAGGCATCTCTAAGTCAAAGAAGTTGCTGTAGTAGGCCATCTCATACTTCACACCATCATCTTGGTAACCCCTGTACTGTGCTATACCGTTAGGTTGTGCAAAGAAGAGATCTGACCCTAACGAGAGGAGACCCTTAGGTGTCAACTCAGGCCATACGGTTACCCTGTAGCTTCCGTCCTCTAGTGTCTGCCTAGTGTCAAAGCAAAAGGTCTGCTTGGTCGCTGGGAACGTAAGTAGGTAGAAAGCGTTAGTAGGTGAGTAAACTGACTTGACGTTAGCTAAGACTTCACCGTTGATAGCCTGAATCATATCATCACGGATATTCTTAGAGATATCTCGCATCGGCTGGGACTTCTCTTGTACAGTTCGGTTCAATGAACGTACACCTGTGTTACTCAGGAATAGAATATCTTCACCAGTGTTCTGTACTGAGTCACGAGCAATACAACCGACACCTTCGATTACTTCCACTAAGGTTAGGTTAGAAGTTGTCATACCACCTTGGAAGTTATCACCATCGCTATAGATGATAATGTTATCCTTACAGAAGATAATCAAGTTACCGTTGTGAGCACCTACCGCTACAATCTCATCCATACCTGACGTAAGCACACTAGAGATGTCTATGGAGCCTGAGGTGCCTGTAGAGAACTTAGTTCCATCAAGGACTGTAGTGAACCATACTGTAGTCTTGTTAGTCAACGTATCAGCAGCCCATAAGCGACCATAAGCCGCAAGTACTGTGTTAGCTTCAGGCCAACCAGATGTAGTATGAGCGTGTTCTGAGAATGCTTCAAACTCTGTACTACCTGACTCACAAGTAAACACTAGAGGCTCATTGCCTCGTTGAAAGAAGTAGTGATGGTCATTAAGTGTAGCTGTCTGCCAGTTGCCTTCAGTGATTGAGTCACCTGAGGCTAGTGTAGGAGCTATAGCAGTTAATGTTGAAGTGCCAGTGTAGAACGTAGTGTCATTCCACGATAAGCGAGTATCAGAACCAGTGATATCTTTAAAGTTAGATAAGCCCTTAAGGTTGACACCTGTGCTGCCTGTAGTTAGTGTCTGCCAGCCCTTACGTGAGCCTAGGCGACCATACTTGTCTATGATGCAGTTGTCTGCGTGTAGTGCGAAACCTTCCTGTAGCGTTACTCCAGATTCTTGGGTGTTTAGCCCGTAGAATGCTGGAGCAGCTATGGAGGCCGCTAGTAGTTGTTTAGCCATGAGTTACACCGCCTCCCAGATCAGTTCCTCAGGATGCTTACTTGCATCAATAGCGATAGCATCAGATAAGTAGTTATGAGCCATTGCTTTAGCTGACACAGATGACATACCACCATCCTCACCACGCTCCTCAAGAGCCATAGCGTAGGCTAAGGCCTGCACAGGCAACACAGGAACCTTGATGATGTCATCGTCATTAGCTACGTCAGGTGATCGTTTGATAATGTTAAAGAATAACTGATAAGCGCCATCAGGCTTAGGGTACAAGTCAATCTGTGTGTCACCAGCAGCGTTCAGACCGTTGAACACATAGTTCTGTGGTGAGCCTGTAGCTGGTGTCTGGTTTAGATACTGATTGTTAAACCAGTGTGCTGTCTGGTACTTCATGAAGGTGTTACTGGTATTGTTGATTACATCTAGTACTGTGGACTTGTCACCGAAGTCGTTAAGCACATAGTTGAATACATCAGCTTGTGTGTTGACCGTTAAGGTTTCCCGTAGGTTAGACCAGTTCCATGCACTCTCTACTGACTCTACGGCATCATGTACCAGTAAGCCTATGAGCTTGGAGTAGCTATTCTCGTCAATAGAATCAACCTCACGCTCCCTGAGGCGTATGAGTATGTTATTTACTGTCTGCTTATATGTTTTCATTTGTTTCCTTTACTCACTATTTCTTCCAAGTCTTAACTGCTTTCTCTACGCTACGCCCTACGACATAACCACCTAGGCCTATCTCAATCAAAGTCCACAAGTGGCTGTAGTCCTCAGGTGTCATGTTAGGAGATGAGTAACCTAAGAACTTAGCAATCACCATAGCCACGAAGGTGAGCATGGTGATTGGACGCCAACTAGCGGCTAACCAGTTTCCACTGACAGCCTCTGAGTTTACAATCTTAGCTTGGCCCTCGAAGATAGCTTGGTTGTACTTAGTAGCACTGTCTACGGCTGAAGCCTGTATCTCAAGTAGCCTTGCTTTCTGTTCTAACTTCTCTTCATCTGAAGTGTGTAAGTTGTCTATCAGGTCAGCGGCAGGCTTAAAGATATCAGTGACCATACTTAGTACGCTAAATCCACTCATGTTACCCTCTCATCATAAAGGCTAGCCCTGTCACCAAGGCGGCTATTAGAAGACGAACAAACCATTCATTAGCACCGCTGGCCTTAACCACCACTGCAAGCTTTATGGCGTGTTCATCAATCACTTCACTATGTCTATTTAAACGAGTGTCCTGTGTATTGTTATGTAGAAGCAGACCGTCTATCTTGGTGTCTATCTCTACAAGTTTGATCATAGCATCAGCTAGTTTATCAATTTTAGCTTCCAGCCTGTCGAATCTAGCTGCGGATTCCATCTAGTGCTCCTTCTTAAGTTCGCCAGAGGTTTGCTTGAGAATTGTAATCTCAGTATCGTG